GTTTCGGAGATCCTTTCTCCCAACCCGGCCTTGCACTAAACTCCTTGCGGAATTCTGTAATACGATCTAGTACTTCTTTTTGCGGAACATCAGTAAGTACCATTGTTAGCAATTCTTTTAAGAAGTCTTGCATAAACACAGGCGTGTCCGATCTACGCAAGTCCAATCCCATTGCTTTTACTTTACCAATACCGTCGGCATCTGTTCTAAAGCCTTCGTTGTCAACGACTAGTGCCGCATAACGCTTCTTAGTAATATATAAGCCGCTTTTTGCAACAATTTCACGCCCTGCTGCAATAACGTCACTTCTGCTTTTTGGACAATGAAATGCTTGCACCATAAACTTAGGAAACGTTGTGTTTGCTTGTTCACAGATTTGATCATAAAGTGCAATAGCTTTTTCAGTACTCCACTCTAGCTTTCCACTTTCTACATCATCTTTTAACATAGGCCAAGCACTAAAGTAACAAGAGTCAGTATCGCCATAAATCATTGCTTTACCAACATGATCATATTCGCCGGCAATACAGTTGTTAACTTCGGCACTCATGTGCTTAACAATTTGTCTGCCAGTAAGTGTTGTACTCTGTCCAATACGCTTATCAAAGAATCTACAACCAGGATTAAGAATAGCACCATACAAACTGTTCAAGTTAATCTTCTTAACCAGCTGTCGTTTGTCCCAGTATTCAATCTCAGCATCGTTCTTGGCGTCTTTGGCCTTCTTGAGCATCTTCTGCATGTCTTTACGTTCAGCATACCAACGCTTTAGTAGTCCAGGAATAACACCTTCAAATTCTGTTGTAAATATAGTACCGTTAGCACTAAGCATCCAAGGCATATGACTATCAAAGATTAGCTGATGTATTTCTGCACCCGAAAGTATGTCCGACCTACCATCCTCCCAATCAATTGTAAGCGCAATGTCCTTGCGTTGATCCATAACTGCTTCGTATTCTTCTGTTGCAAATCTACCTTCCCAACTGCCTGCAAAAGACTTCTTTTTCAGCGTCATGTCTTCGTGTGCACGAGCGTCTGAAATTTCTGGTCGAATCTGTCCTACAATAGTTTCTGGAGCCATGTTTAGCGCACGAATTACTGAAGGATACAGTGAGTTCAAATCCATTGACGCTACCCACTTATGCAAGCCTTTCTTAGGAAATGCAACATACGCACCTGCTGCTTGTGTATTTTGAGTATCATCGCGTCCCCTACGATTGGGCACTTGTAGTCCACGATTGTGTGCTTCGTTAATAATACCTTGCTCTGTAACAGCAACAGCACCCATTGTTGTTTGTAGTAACACAGTATTCTCGTGTGCAACAGTATTGCTAAGGTCAATAAAGCGTAGTTTCTTGTCCAACTTGTCAAGTAGTGCAGTATCCTGAATATTATATTCAATAAACTTGCGGAAGTCATTGTTGTATAGTTGATCTAATGTACCTTCATATGGCACTTTGTTTTCGCCTACTTCGATCTCACCAATAGCGTCCAGTCGATATGTATGACGTTCTTCATATGTATATTTACGATACAAGTTTAAACTATCTAAGTGTACTCTACCCACTAAGTCAAATGTTTGTGCTGCCTTGCCAAACTTTTCATACTCACGTTTCTTAGGCAGTTGACCCCATAAGCAGAATCTACGTGTGTCATCCTTACTTAGTACACGGGCAGTTCTGTTTACAGTATACGGAATATCATAACCTTCGCTGTTCCAGCCACTTAGAATGTCTGCATCTTCAATTAAGTCTAAGAAAGTGTCAATCATATCACCTTCTTTTTCAAACAACATTACATTGTCAATGCCTTCTAGTTCTGCTTTTGCTTGTTCCATAGTAAGCGTCTTAGGCGGAACAGCGAGACAAATCATTGTCTCCATCCACTGTAAGTAAACTGATATAGAAGTAATAGGCATAAATGGATCACTAGGATCAGCAAAGCCTCGCTCTGGATCGAAATCAGTCTCAATATCGAAAAAAGCAATGTTTAGTTTAGGAGCATCTTGATTGAGATAGTGCTCACTTAAAGATTGAAAGATTGGATTAATGTCGCTTTCGAAAAGTGTTTTGTCTCTATTAATAGCAACTTCCTTGCGAAAGTCCTTTGTATTTTTACACACAATGCGAGACAACGGATCGCCGTATACACTTTTGTACTTGCCTCGTTCGTCTTTATAATAAAATGTATACTTTGCTTGGTATTCTTGGAAATGTCTCTTTCCGTCGCGTCTTTCTACGACACGAATAATATCTTGATCGCGATCAAACATCGCGTCTACGTATGGCATCTAATTTTCTCCTTCGTTGCTTATGGCCAACTTAACCTTCATACTTGCTCGACAATCGTCATTGAGCGTACTATTACTTATTAGAACAACAATCCCGCAACATAAATTACGGTTAAGCCTGCGTTCATTACTATAAGACTTTTTTCTTTCCATAAAATACCTACAAGTATCCATAGACTGTTACTAATAATGAATGCCCAAATGTACAAAGGGTAAACATTAAATGCGGCTAGTGTAGCGGCTGTCAGTAAACATACTGTAGCCACCCACGCCAACCATTGATACGGTTTTACCACCATAGTGAAGCAACTCCGAATCCAAATACATTTACTATAGCAAAGTATCCAGTTAGTAGCATTACCCAGGCTGCACCGCGTCTGTAAGCGGCATAGCACTGAGTAACACTACCTATTAAGAATCCTGGATATACTATAAGCATATTAGGGTCACTTGCTGTTAGAGCAAGGGTTAGACTGGCATATACTGTGAATACAAAACTTACTAATTCAAAGTAAAACGCTGTTTTATCACTGGTATAACTATCTACCCAAAAAGACTTAATTTTTTGCATTTATTTGTCATAACCTAAAGTTGTAACGATTGTTTCCAAATCATCAAACGCATCGTAATGTTTATCCCAGTCACGTTTTAGTGCAATTTTAATTGCTTTGTTAATTAGTGCAGGCTTTACATCAAGTTCCTCAGCAACTGCTTTTACAGTTTCCTTAAGACCCTCTTGTAGATCTTCTACTTCTTGTAGTACTGTTACACCTTCTTTTACTAGTCGTTCAAGTTTTGCTTTTTCTTCAGCACCATAAGTACGGTCACTCATAGATATCTCCTTTTAGTTATGTTTATTATACATTGGTTTTGATTAGATGTCAATTATTATTGTAAACTTTTATAATAATCGTTTGTTTTTACACAGTTAGGAACATAATTATTAACTGCTTCGCTTACGTTTTTATAATCTTGTTTCGATATGTTATAAAGGTTATAATCTTGTAACTCTTGTTTTGCTAATTTAGGATCTAATATATGCATACCGATTGCTATTTGATACCATAAAACATTTCCTATGTCACAATAGTTATTACCTTTGTTGCCTATATAATCAACTGCTCTAGGCATTCTATGTTTCCAAATATTCATTAATTTTGTTAATCTTTCTGACCGTCTTTCTGGTTTAGATGACTCTTTCCAAAATTCTGTATCATTTCTAGGCGTTATATAATGAAAGACAATAAAATCTCTTATAGAATCCCACATCTCTCCCATTTCGTCATTGTATTGTTCATGTAAAAATTCGCAGTTAAATGGCATATCTTTCTTAAAGTAGTTTTCTATAAAGTGCGTAACTTGTATCATTGTAGCATGTATAGAAGTTGCTTCTAATGGTTCTACGAAAGCACTTGAAAGACCAGTTGATAATACATTTTTACACCAAAGTTTACTCAATCTACCTGACTTGAATTTAATTTGTGCTTGTACGTCTATCTTTCGATTCAATTTTTTAGATATTTCGTCGTGTGCTTTATCAAAATCTGTAAATTGATCACTAAACACATAGCCACACCCCATTCTTTTTTGGGTAGGTATTTCCCAACACCATCCATATTTTTGAGCCCAAGCATGAGTGTAAGTTTTAATTTCTTCGCTTTCATCTAATTCATAATTAAAATTTAAAGCACTATTAACTAACAGATCATCTTGGTAAGATATCCAGTCATTTTTTTCAACTTTATCAATTAGTACCCTAGCAAAGCCGGTACAATCTATAAACAGATCTCCTCTAATCGTACTACCGCTTTTTGTTTTTAAACTTTTGACAAGTCCATTTTCGTCTTGTTTAAAGTCTACAACTTCATCTTCAATATACTTACAATTGCGAACAGCAATAGCCTTTTCTTTTAAATACTGTCCTGCTTTGTAAGTATCTAAATGATAAGCTAACGGTAAGTAGTTAGGGTTTTCATATACATTGTTATTTTTTACATAGTGTAATCTATTTTCGTCCATTAAACGAGACTGAAAAGTTTTACTGTAATCTTTATTATCAGCTACGTGATATATTCTATAATTATCATAATCCTCATGCGGGAATTTATATTGATTTGAATAAGTATCACCAATTGGGGAGTAAAAGGAGTTGCCTATTGTATACCAGTCAGTATGCTTAATACCTAATTTAAATGTTGACTCTGTTTCTTTTAAAAACTCTCTTTCATTTAACCCTGTAATGTTATTAGGTAAATTAATTAAGTTATTAAACTGTCCAGTTGTGCTTTCTCCAACTCCTATAATAGGAATCTCTTTTGTAGCAACAACTGTTATCTTTGTATCTTTTGGTGTTTTATTCAAGAATTGGTGAGCTGTTGCCCAGCCAGCTGTGCCGCCACCGATAATTACAATTTTTTGTATTTTCATAGGAACTCCTTTAGTAATATATTATAACATATATTTTATAAAGAGTCAACTATTAAATACTAAATTATTCGTTAATTC